CAGTCTCAAAAAAAAGTGTAATATAATATTACAAAAAAATTGAATTTAGCAAATTATGATACTTCAAAGAATACTATATTAGCTGCATACTTTATATTAACTGGTAGTGAAAAAGCTCATGAGTTAATGATATCTGTATCTAGAAATGTTAATAAAGATATTAGTACTAATAAAAAGAATGAAAAACAGAAAGAGAATTGGTTAACACAGAAAGAAGTTATTAATGTTTTGAATACATACAAATTGAAAGCATTTAGGATTATGAAAAAGAAGTTCATTAATAACGATGATATGTTTATTGTTAGAGATTTCCTTGTATTATGGTTATATACAGTTATTCCTCCAAGAAGATCATTAGACTTTGTACATATGAAAATATTAAATATTGATTCTAATGAAGATAACTTTTATAGAATTAAAAAGAAAGAATTTGTATTCAATACATACAAGACTGCTAAAACATATGGCCAAGATATAGTTATAATTCAAAATGATGTTGATGAGTTCAATAGGTTCTATAAACAATGGGTTAAAATCAATCCAACTGAGTACCTTCTTTTCGATAATCATTTTAATAATCTAACCTCAAGTAAATTGACTAAGATATTGAATAGAGTATTTGGTGCAAATGTATCTGTGAATATGTTAAGACATATATATGTTACTGCTCAATATAATGATACAAGTGAAAAGAGTGTTAAAGAAGTAATGTCTGGTATGACCGAATTAGCTAATGATATGGGACATAGTGTTGCAATGCAGAAAAAATATTATAAGAAAGATTAATTTTGAAATTGTTATTATCTAAATATATTATATATATAGATAAATGTTATTTAAGAAATCTAATTCAACTAAGAGTAAATCCTGTTTTATTAATGAAATTAGAGGAAAAGAAGCTGAAACAATAGAAATCACTGTTACGGTAGCTAGTAATCATGATATAAATGCAATGACTTTAGAAAGATTACAGAGAGATATTGAAAACTTATCTGCTTCTGGTTATAAAGTTAAAAAAGAATCTAAATAAATATTAATAATACATATTGTTTTTTTAATATATTGATTTACGGTAGAAATCCACTTCCTACAATACCTTTACCCGCAGCTCTAAAACCATTCCCAGATTTGATAGTCTTGGGAATATTTGGATACATTGTTACATTACTAACACCTTTAGGTTTCCTCTTTGCATTTGGTTCCTTTAAAGCACCACCAGCCATTTGACTTCTTACTTGTCTTTCTCCTTCATTCTTAGCTCCTTCAATAGCAGCTTTCTTCATACCAGGTACATCTTCATGGATTGCTGCTTTCTTTAATTTCCTAACATCCTTAGCTTGATCCTTTGTAACATATCCTTGTTGCTGAGCATATGCTAAACCAATATCAGTTCCAATATCAGCTACAGCCTTGAATTCTTTTGATCTATATGTATCAACTACAC